CTGCCCCACGCGTCAAGACATTTAAATGGAGATGTAAAATAGACAATTGCACCTTGGTAATTCGACGCCCACGCATCGAGATTCCAAAGGAACGGCCACAGCTAAGGAACGTTACCATGGCGGCCCGCAATCTCTATTTTCCACGCTGCATACTGCAGGAGAAGATTAAGCTTCGTCATGTCACACCAAAGGCCCGTCAGACGCACTACCCTGGTTTTTACGATGCCATCGAGCCTGGGTTTTACAACGGGAAGGAAGACAGCGTTGTGTTGACCGATTTTGACAAGATCGAGCCACGCACCATTTTCATGGCCTCATTCACAATTGACCACCCGGAGGGACTGTTCGACAACATCCTCAAGTGGATCTTCCCTGTGGAAGAGGTTCATTTCAAGAATAAACAACGCCGCACCGAAGTTAATGAGGCTCCGCGAGTTTACAGATCGACGGAAAGCAGGGCAAAATTGTGGTCTTGGCTGACAGGAGAAACCGAGACAATGTACTTGACAGGAGGGCGGAAGAAGATCGTCAAAAGGGATGTGTTGCACAACGTGTTGGTTGACGCTGGTTTAGGTGGTTCGTCCACTTCTCCGGTGTACGTCAAAATGGCCAGTGTTATACTCAGGCACCCGAGCCTGGCCAAGCACAAACCTATTACCGTGGACGGCAAATTTCGCGAAATCTTCGTCCACTATGTCACCGATCTCATCTCCAAGTACAAACTCATGTTCACCGACCTCAATCGCAGACCTGACGTGTTGCTCAACACGGTTATGTTCATCTGCAATCAAGCTGTCGCGCAGCGAATCAAGGTTCTAGGTGTTTGCCCAACCATTGAACCAAAACCTTTAAACGACAAGGACCGAATCTCACCTTTGACCCAGAGATTCGAGGGCCAGAAATAGGGGAAAACGTCCAGCAACTGGACGAAACCAAGATTACTAAGAAGTTCTACTTCGACGAAGATGGTTTCGACGTCATCCGAGGAGGTGAATTCCTCATCGATGGCGAAATCAATTTCCCCGAACCCACCACCACCAGCCGTCCTAAGATAGACCGAAGCAGACGTATGTTCTATGGACCTTCGGTGGTGCACACTGGCGTACAATATGGTAACACGAATTTCAACGTTCGTTACGGTCTTAGAAGGATGCTGTCCCTTAAGTTTCCACCTGAGACCGGAAAGGACAAGATAATGCTTGAGAACCAGCACAAGTTCATTCACCAGCACAAGTGGTTGATAGATCAGATCGAAAGTCGAAATGAGAAGTATTTTGATGATTACGAGGGTATGGATGAAGAGGCACTGCAGCACGTAGACGATCCGCACTTGAAGAGATTGCTTCGATTGTTTACGTGGGAGGAGATTGAAAATAATGGCGTCATGTTCGACCACCTCTGGTTGACTAGCGTCCTTTACAAGATGAAGATAAGAGAGTGGGCCAAGAACGGAAAGTACCCGCGAATGATCGGAGACCTCGGAGTCGCCGCTAGTTTGCAGGGTTTCCGTCTCACCCACTTTCTTAAGAAAGCACAAGCCAATGAGCCTATCCATCATGAAGGTGTTGAATTCGAGTTCGTCAAGACTCCGGATCCCTTCGTGTTAGAGAAAGTGTTCAACAAGCTTATCAATCCCCCCGGCCGCGGTTACTTCTGCTACTTTTCTGATGATAGTTGCTATTCTGTACGAGATAGTAACGGAGATGTTCACACCTTCAATGTGGATATTTCCTCTTGCGACTCGTCACACGGGGACACCCTGTTTAAAGCACTCATCGGAACAATACCAAACCCCTGGAAAGGAGACATGGCTAAGCTCGTGGAGCAGTGCAAGCTGCCAATCAGGATACAAGACCTCAACAACAAGAAGA